AAAAAAATCCTGCTTACACGAAATAATGTTTCACCGTGAATAGAGGTTTGCAATGCAGCGTGGCCCGAAGGCAGAGCCGCCATCGGTAAAGGCTGCGCGCGGGACGTTGCAGCCTTGGCGTGATGGGGACCGGACAGAGATTGTTGTGCCGGGCGACCCGCCAACGATGCCAGAGACAATGGCCGCTGACGTGCAGGCTATGTGGCAGGAGCAGTTGCCGCGCGTGATGCAGTCGGGGGCTGTCGAATTGGATTCCGAGTTGTTCTCAACGTACTGCCACGTCGCTGTGGCGCTGAGAAAATGTTGGGCAGTTGGCGAGGTTCCACCCGCGTCACACTTGACAGAGTTTCGCCGCTTGTCGGAGTTGCTAGGTATTGCAGGTCCAAAGTCGCGCGTCGGGCGAGCCCCGCCGCCGAAGCCGGACAGCAGCCCCTTCACCAAGCGACGGTAGCTATACAGAGATCGCCCTGGCATTTGCCAGAGAGGCGGTCGCTGACCGGAAGGGCCGGAAGCATTGCAAGTGGGTCAGGCTCGCTGCGAAGCGGCACCTTGACGACCTAAAGCGGAAGAACTGGGCTTACGAGTACGTAGCGGCAGACGCAGAACACGTCTGCAATTTCATCGCCGCTCTCCCTCATATCGAGGGTTCGTGGGAATCGAAGACTATTACGCTCGAACCGCCGCAGGTTTTGATCCTGTGCGTGGTGTTTGGCTGGCGGCGCAAGGCGGATGGGCTCCGGCGGTTCTCCACCGTCTACATCGAGATGGCCCGCAAGGGGGCCAAGAGCACCCTGACTGCCGGTGTGTCGCTCTATTGCCTTACATGCGAAGGCGAGGTTGGCCCGCAGATCGTAATCGGCGCGACAACAGGCGAGCAGGCGAGCAAGGTATTCAAGCCCGCGCAGCAAATGGTCAAGCGTACCGCGCAGTTGCGGGATGCGTTCGGCGTCGAGGCGTGGTCGCGGTCAATTACCTGCAAGGATTCGGGCGGGTATATCCAGACCATCAACGCCAAGAGTTCGACGCAGGACGGTCATAACCCGCACGTCGGCATTCTTGACGAGCTGCACGCGCACAAGGATCGCGGCCTCTATGACGTGATCCGGTCTGCGTTTGGGTCGCGCAAGAACCCGCTGCTCTGGATCATCACCACGGCTGGCTACAACGACCAAGGCGTCTGCTACGAGCAACGGACGCTGTTAACCAAGATTCTAGAGGGCATCGTTGATGCCGATCATTACTTCGGCGTCATCTTTACCCTAGACGAAGGGGACAACCCTCTAGACGAAGCGGTCTGGCCCAAGGCGAACCCCATGCTGGGGGTGACGCCCACGGTCGAATCCATGCGCTCCTATGCCAAGGAAGCGGTGGCCTCGCCCGACTCAATGGGTGAGTTCCAGACCAAGCGACTGAACATCTGGACTTCAGCCAAGAACGGCTGGGTCAATATGGAATTGTGGAAGCGCGGGGCTGCTGTCCCGGCTTCGTTCGACGGGCTTCCCGTCTTTGCTGCAATTGACCTTGCGAGCGTGTCGGATATCACGGCCCGCGTGCTGGTTGCGCGCAAGGACGGGCGTTTGCTTGTGCGGGGGCGTTACTGGGTTCCCGAGCGACAGGTGGAAGAGCGCGAACGCCGCGCCTCCCTGCCGTACAAACGCTGGGTGCAAGAGGGTTGGCTACAAGTCACGCCCGGCGACGTGTGCGATTATGAGTTTGTCGAGGCTGATCTTGACCGGGACTTGAAAGACAACCGGGTAGAGAAGTTCGCCTATGACCCGTGGAACGCGCGGGATTTGGTGAATCGGTTGGTGGGCAAGTCGGCCCCGATGGTTGAGTTTAGGCAGGGAGTCCCGTCCTTTGCCGCGCCGATGCAGGAATTGCAGCGGGTCATTACGGCGGGGCTGATTGATCACGGTGGCGATCCTGTCCTTGCCTGGATGGCGTCGAACGTGGTGGCCCGGCGGGACGCGAACAACAACGTGGCCCCGGATCGCAAAAACAGCCAAGACAAGATTGACGGGTTTGTCGCGTTGGCGATGGCCGTTGGCGTGATGCTTGGCGCTGAAGACACAAATTCGGTTTACGAAACTCGCGGCATTCTGGTTATCTAAAGGGAGCGCGCATGGGAATGATGCAGCGCCTTGCCTTCTGGCGTCCAAGTGAGCGCAAAGGCGCGAACATTAACGACCTGCTGCGCGAGTTGTATAGCGCGCCCCCGGCGAAATCCGGCCAAATGGTCAACTGGAAGACCGCGCTCAACGTCACGACCGCGCTGGCTTGCACCCGCGTTCTTACGGAAGACGTGGCGCAGGTTCCGTGGAAGGTGTTCCGCGATACCGCAGACGGCAAGGGCCGCGAGCCCGCCAAGGATCACTGGGCCTATAACCTTCTGAGTTACAAGCCGAACCAATGGCAGACCAGCTTTGAGTTCCGCGAACAGATCATGGCGCATCTTGTGCTGTGCTCAAACGCTTTCATCTTTAAGAACCGCGTCGGCAACAGGATCGTGGAACTGCTGCCGTTTGAGCCGCAGACGGTGACGGTTGAACGGCGCGACGACTATTCGATCAAGTACACGGTCACGATGCCGAACCGTCAGCCGGTGGTTATCCCGGCGGAAAACATCTGGCATATCCGGGGTCTGTCGTGGAACGGCTTCTTTGGAATGGAGGCCGTCAGTCTGGCGCGTGAGGCTATCGGGCTTGGCATGGCCAGCGAAGAGACGGAAGCGCGGGCGTTCAAGCAGGGCACGCGGTTGTCTGGCGCGCTGGAGCACCCCGCAAAGCTGTCGGATGAGGCGGCAAAGCGTCTGCGTGAATCATGGGAAACGACCTACAGCGGCGCGGGTAATGCCGGGAAGGTTGCGATTCTGGAAGAGGGCTTGAAGTTCTCTGCCATGTCGCAGACCCACACGGACGCGCAATTGCTTGAGTTGCGCGGATTCCAGGTTGAGGAAATCTGCCGGGCGTTCCGCGTGCTGCCGATTATGGTTGGCCGGGCGGACAAGGCCGCAACGTATGCCTCTGCCGAGCAAATGTTTCTGGCGCACGTCAAATACACGTTGATGCCCTGGTACTCCCGAATCGAGATGAGCGCGGACAAGGCGCTGCTTGATAACGAGCCGGGCATATACACCAAGTTCAATCCGTCTGGGTTGCTGCGCGGCGACGCGGCGACCCGCGCGGCGCTTTACGGCGCGGCGATCAAGGACGGCTGGATGACGCGCAACGAAGTCCGCGCGCTGGAAGAAATGAACCCGCTGGACGGGCTGGATGAGCCGTTGCGCCCCCTGAACATGGGGTTCGGCAGTGAGCCGCCGCCGGATGAAAGCGGCGACGGCGCGGCAGTGAAGCCGCCCGAAGACGACAAGGAATAACGCCATGCAGCATTCGGCCTTTGGCCTTCGCGAAGTCAAACTCGCGGGGGACGGCGAAGCCATGTCCTTCACTGGCTACGGCGCAGTGTTTGGCAACATTGATTCTTACGGCGACGTGATCCAGCCGGGCGCGTTTGCCGACACGCTGGCCTATGCCAAGCGCAATGACCAGTGGCCCGCGATGCTGTTGCAGCACGGCGGCTTCATGGGCGCTGCCGACGATATGACGCCTATCGGCATCTGGACCGAGATGGCTGAAGACGGTTACGGACTCAAGATCACCGGCAAGCTGGCGGAAACGGAGCGCGGGCGCGAAGCTTATGCGCTGCTGAAGATGACGCCGCGTCCGGCAATTACTGGCCTGTCCATCGGGTTTATCCCGAAAGAGTGGTCCATGCGGAGCAAGCCGGAAGAGCCCCGGCGCACGCTCAAGAAGGTCGATCTTCTGGAAGTGTCTCTCGTCACGTTTCCCGCCAACGACAAGGCGCGCGTTTCGGACGTGAAGGGCCGCTTTAAATCCATTCGCGAGTTTGAATCCTTCCTTCGGGACGAAGGGGGCTACTCGCACGCCGCAGCCCGCGCTATCGCGGAACGCGGCTTCAAAAGCCACGCGGAACCTCGGGACGAGGACGAGTCGGCAGTCATCGCGGCACTGCAAGCCAGCGCCGCACGTCTGAAATCGTCCAACTAAAGGGGTCATCCCATGGATATCAACGCCGCGCTCGCAGAGCGCGATCAGGCCATTGCGGCCGAACGTGAAGCCGTCAACCAGAAACTGGCGGACCTGAAGAAGGGCATTGTCGATCCGGTCGTGCTCGACAAGCTGAACAAGGCGGCTGATGCCGTCACCGGCCTGACCGAAACGGCTAACGTCGCTATCAAGGAAGCCAAGGCTGCAAAGGAAGCGGCTGAAGCCATTGAGGCGAAGATGAACCGCCCCGGCTTTGGCCAGAAGGCGGACGAAGCCGAGATGAAGTCGGTTGGCGAGTTCCAGGGCGTTCTTGATGCCGCGTTTGCCGAGAAGGGCAAGCAGGCTCCCAAGGTCGAAGTGGACGCCTACCGCACCTACCGTAAGGCGTTTGAGTCGTTCGTCCGCCGTGGCCATGAGGGGCTGTCCTCGGAAGAGTCCATCGCGCTCAAAGCCATGTCGGTCGGCGTCGGCCCGGATGGCGGCTATCTGGTACACCCGGACATGACCGGCCAGATCGCGACCGTCCTGCGTGACAGTTCGCCGGTTCGCGCGATTGCCTCCGTGCAGTCGATCAGCACGGCGAGCCTGAAGGGCCTTCGCGATATCCAGCGCACTGACGCTTCGTGGGTCGGTGAAGCGGAGTCGCGTTCGGCCACCACCACGGCGCAGTTGGGCGAATGGGAAATCCCGGTGCGGGAGATGTATTCGTTCCCGCAGGCCACCCAAGACCTGATCGACGACGCCGCCGTGGACGTGGAAGCATGGATGGCGGGCAAGATCGCGGAAGACTTCGCACTCACGGAGTCCACCGCGTTCGTGTCCGGCAACACGCCCAAGCGTCCCCGTGGTTTCACGACCTATCCAACCGCTGCCACTGCCGACAGTTCTCGCGGCTGGGGCACGATGGAGCACGTCGCGACGGGCACCAACGGCTCCTTCGGCACGTCCTCGACGGGTGCGGAAAAGCTGATCCAGACCATGTTCAAGCTGCGCACGGGCTACCGTCCGGGCGCGGTGTGGGCCATGAGCAAGACGACCCTTGCGGGCGTCCGTCAGTTGAAGGACGCAGCCGGTGGCTTCATCTGGCTGCCGAATATGGCCAACAACGGCGCGGCTGAAGTGAACCCATACTCGGGATCGCTCTTCGGCCATTCGATTGTCGAGATGGAAGACATGGACGCCTACACCACGACCGATGCTCTGGCTGTGGCGTTCGGCAACTTCCGTCGCGGCTACCAGGTGGTGGACCGCATCGGCATCCGCGTGACGCGCGACAACCTGACGAACAAGCCCTACGTGGGCCTGTACGCCACCAAGCGCGTCGGCGGCGATGTCATCCACTTCGAGGCGATCAAGTTCCTGAAGTTCGGTTCGTAACGCAGGACGGGGCGGGCTTCGGCTCGCCCCACTCGCCTCATCTCTTCTGAAGGGACAATCCCATGGCAAAATTCGATCTCAAGAGCAAGGTGGACGTGGTTGACACGTTCCTTCCTGTGGCTCGCACCGCTTCGGGCACCGGCTCTGCCGTTGACCTGCGCGGTTATGAAAGCGCGGCGGCCTATGTCTCGGTCGGCGCAAAAGCTGGCGGCACCATCACGCCGTCGCTTGAAGACTCGGCTGACGGCACGACCTACGCCGCTGTCGGCACGGGCGATCTCGACGGCGCGTTTGCCGCGATCACGGCGGGCACGTCCACCGTTCGCGTCGGCTACAAGGGTGACAATCGTTACCTGCGCGGCGTGTTCACGCAGGCTGGCGGCACGATGGACGCCAGCTTCGTGATCCTGCGCGGCCACCCGGCCCGCACGCCGCTCTCGTAACCTCAAACCAGTGACGGGGGTGGGGCAACTCACCCCCGAACTTTTTGCATGATAAAGCCGACAGGCTGGTGGCTGGGGCTCCGGTATATGAGCCGTCAGCAAGTGGTGACACCCACTGAGCCGCGCCCTGAGTTCCCCGCAAGTATGCGGCCCGTGCAGACGGTGTTTGCAGACGCAACGGTGCTTCAGGCGGGAGCGCTGTGGAAAGAGACTTTGCAGGGTTGGCGCGACCAGTGCCACACCTTGATTTGCTGGATACCTGACGTTCGGTATCACGATGCACCGGGCGCGCGGGTCACGCGCGAAGATGTACTGGAGGCCCTGAAGGCTCCGGGCTGGCGCTGCGTTGAGGATGACTTGATTGAGGGCCACGCCTTCATCGTCATTCACCGGGACGCTGGCGCATGGCATTACGTCCCGTGGGGCAAGGGTGAGGCGAAGCGGTGCCTGGTGTTTAGGTCTGGCGCGTTTGGCGATGCCATCATGGCGTCGTCTGTGCTGCCGGGCCTTAAGGAGCAAGGCTACAAGATTAGCTTTTATTCGCATGACCGGGGCGCGGAGATCATGCGCTTCGATCCGCACATTGACGAGGTAGTGGCGCTTGGCGACAAGCAGGTTGGCGACGACGAAATGAGCCCCTACTGGAGAGCAATTTCCAGCCGCTTCGATCACGTTATCAACCTGACCAACGCGGTTGAAGGGCGCACCCTCCCGCAAGCGTGGCACAGCGAATATTGGTGGCCGGACGATCAGCGGCGGCGGGCGTTTGGCGGCTCCTATCTTGCGGACCATCACCTGCTTGCCGGGGTTCCTGGCCCCTACCGGGTGAAGTTCTACCCATCGCCGGATGATGCGGCATGGGCAAAAGAGACAACGGATCGCCTCGGCCCGTTCGTCATGGTCGTTTTGCGGGGTTCCGCTTACTACAAGTGGCACCCGCACATGCACAAGGTAGTGACGCAGCTACTGGCGCACACGTCCTTCCGCATTGTCCTTGCGGGCGGCCCGGATGCGCGCGACCTAGAGGCGGTCATTCTTGATAGCGTGATCGAGTATCACGGCACCAAGGAGCGGGTTGATTCGGTCGTTGGCGATAAAACCATGTCGCAGGTGATGGCGCTGGCGCAGAAAGCGTCCCTCGTCATCGGCCCTGAGACGGGCATCTTGAACGCCGTGAGCATGGAAGACGTGCCCAAGGTTTGCCTACTAAGTCATTCGGCCCCGTCGAACCTGACGGATGATTGGAAGAACGCAGTTGCGTTGGTCCCACAGGTGCCTTGCCACCCGTGCCACCGGCTGCACCACAAGGATGCGGGAACGTGTCCCATCGACAAGGAAACCGGCGCGGCGGCCTGTGCGGCTGCTGTTCCTCCGGCAGATTACATTCAGGCGATTCTCGCCATTCTGGAACATGCGAATCAAAGTATTGTGGCCTGACCCGGCGCTAGCCGAGGACGGGCTATCGGTTGGCGACGAAGCGGACATGGCCCCGATGCGGGCGCTGCCGCTGATCCAGCGCGGCGTGCTGGAAGTCGTCGAGTATGAAACGCGGGTTGTGCGCGGCTATGAGCGCAAGGGGGCGGCATGACCTACAAGCAGTTGTCAGCCGCCGGAACCAGCCCCGTCACGCGGGACGAACTGAAGACCTGGCTCAAAATCGACGGCTCGGCAGACAACACGCTGCTTGATGCGGTCAACCTGTCGGCTGCGACATGGGCAGAACAACTCCTTGGCCGGACGCTTCTGACAGGGACGTGGGAATACACGGCCCCGGCGTTTCCCGATGGGTCAAACGACTGGTTTGAATTGCTGCATGGGCCCGTGCAGTCCGTGGACTCCGTAACCTACCGAACGTTGGGCGGCGGAACGGGGACATGGGCCGGGACCAGCTACCAACTGGACACGAACAAAGAGCCTGCGCGCCTGCGCCCGGTCCCGAATGGGCTGTGGCCTGACGAGGATGACGACTATTTCAACGCAGTCACCATCCGCTACACGGCGGGCTACGGGACGGCTGGCGACGTGCCGGAAGGCATCAAGGTTGGCATTAAAGAGGCGGCGGCGGCGCTGAATGAGCATCGCGGCGAGGGCGACGTGCCCAAGTTTGCCGAAATGCTGCTGTATCCCTACCGCATTATGACGTTGCGCTAATGCGGCTTCCGGGGCTTGGCAAAATGCGGGAGCGGGTGACGCTTCAGCAGGAAAGCAACACGGCTGACGGCTACGGTGGGCAGGTTCTGGCGTGGTCTGACGTGGCGACGGTCTGGGCCAAGGTTGAACCGCTTTCCGGTCGCGAGCAGATCGAGGCCGACAAGCTGCAAGGCGTTGTCAACACGCGAATCACCATCCGCTATTGCTCAGACGTGGTGCCGGGTATGCGTCTGGTCTGGAACAGCATTAATTTTAACATCCGCGCGGTTATCTGCGAGGAAGAGCGCGACCGCTTCCTGCAACTGACATGCGAGCGGGGCGTAGCAACGTGAAGGCCAAGGCCACGATCCGTGGCGGCCAGAACCTGGCCCGCGTTCTTCGGACGCTGCCTGATGAAATGCAGCAGCCCGTCAAGGACGTGATCCGGCAGCAGGCAGAGGCGGTTCTGCAAGCAGCAAAATCTGCGGTGCCGGTGAAAACGGGCGCGCTGCGGGACGATATCCGCATCCGCTTCACCAACAAGGGCCTGCGGGCGCGGGTTGGTGTGTTTCGGCGCACGAAGCGGCAGTTAGCCAAGGGCGTCAGCACGTTTTATGCCGCCTTCGTTGAACTTGGCACGCAAAGAAGCAAGCCAAAGCCGTTTCTTTTTCCGGCCTTCAGGGCGCGGAAAACAAGTGGCCGCGCGGCAATTGCAAGGGCCGCGAAAAACGCCCTGCAAAAACAGGCCGCCAAGAGGGATCGGACATGAGCGATTCATCCCTCGCGGTTCAAGGCGCGGTTTACACTAAACTGATCGCCGGAACATCATTCACCAACCTGGTTGGAACCCGGCTTTACGATCATGTGCCGGTTTCAACCGATCCCGCGACGTTCCCTTACGTCGAGATTGGCGAGAGCACGGGCGAGTCCTTCGACACCAAAACCGAACTGGGCTTTGAGTCCACGGTGGTTCTTCACACATGGTCCCGCTACCGGGGCCGCAAGGAAACCAAGCAAATTCAGGCCGCGATTTACGGGCTGCTCCACCGGGGCACGCTTTCCGTGACCGGCTTCACGCACATCAACTCCGAGCACGAGTTCACAGAAGTTTTCTCTGATCCCGATGGGCTGACCTACCACGGGATTCAACGCTTTCGGGTCGTTACTCAAAACTAGGAGGCCGTCATGGCTGCACAAACTGGTCGGAGCTTCCTGCTCAAGATCGGAACGGGGACCGCTGCGACCACGGTTGCAGGCCTCCGTTCTTCTGGCTTTTCCATCAACGGCGAAACCGTGGACGTAACCACGAAGGATTCGGCCAACAACCTGCGCGAACTGCTCCCCAGCGCGGGCGTGGCCTCAATGTCCCTGTCGGGTGCTGGCATCCTCCAGGCGGGCACGCAGACGCAATACTTTTTCAATCAGGTCAAGGATCGCCTGATCGCCACCTATTCGGCGGTGTTCGACGATGGCGACACCATTGTTGCGGGCTTCCAGGTTGAATCCTTCGAGGCGGCTGGCGAGCACAACGGCGAGCAGACCTACAACATTTCGCTTCAGTCCAGCGGCACGATTGCGATTGCATAAGCCATGAACCCACAACGCGGCGACGTGCCCGTGACCATCGCGGGCACTGTCTACACCATGCGGCCTTCATTCGAGGCGCTGGCGGCTATCGAGGAAAAGACCGGCGTGGGGATCATTCCCCTGTGGCGTCGGTTTGGGCAGCAAGATTTCGGCATCCGTGACGTTGTGACGGTTGTGACGGAGGCTGTCCGCGCGGGTGAGGGCAAGGTGCCTGACAAGTTCCCGGCGCTCATTGTGCAGACGGGCATCTTCACTCTTGCCCAGCCCATTGCTTCGTTTCTCACCAATGCGCTGGCGGGAGACAAGGCAGAGGGAAACGAGGAAGCCGCCGCGCAGTAGACGCTATTCCGTGGCGGCGTTACCGAGAGATCGGCATGGGCATCCTGGAATGGGGGCCCGATCAGTTCTGGCGGTCAACACCGTGGGACTTGTCAGCGGCCTTTGATGGCTGGCTGGAAAAGAACGGCCACAAAGACGTGCTTGAGCCGTTGTCCCGTGAGGAATTTGAGCAGCTAAAGACGAGGTTTCCCGATGGCGGTCATTGACCAACTGATCGTCCAGTTTTCGGCGGACTTTAAGGAACTGTCGCGCGAGTTGCAGAAGGCGCAGGGGGAAACCTCGCGTGCCATGAAAGGCATGGAAGACGCCCTTAAGCCTATCGGGGCCGCTTTCCGCACCTTGGGCGCGCTGGCGGCTGCCGCTGGGGTGTCCCTGTCTGTCGGCTTCGTCAAGAACACGCTAGACGCGGTTGGCGGCATTGGCGAGTTGGCGGAACAACTCGGCACGTCCACTGAAATGCTGCAAGTTTACGAGTTCGCCGCAGCGCAGGCCGGTGTTGAGCAGGGCCAGCTTGAGGCTGGCTTGAGCAAGCTGACCAAGACGCTTGGCGATGCCGCTGCCGGTGAGGAGACCGCAGTCAAGGCGTTTCGTGCTCTTGGCGTCAGCGTTCTCGACGCCAAGGGGAACATTCGCGGCACGGATACGGTCATTGCCGACATTGCTGACAAGATCGCGGGCGTCGAAGACCCAGCCAAGCGCGCGGCCATGGTTGTTGACGTGTTCGGCAAGTCGGGCCAGCGGCTTCTGCCGATACTTTCGCAAGGCGCGGCAGGGCTCCAGAATTATCGCACAGAGGCGCACGCGACCGGCGCAGTCATAAGCGGTTCTCTGATTGGAAAGGCCGACGCCGCTTCCGATAGCATCGCCGCAATGACCAAATCGTTTGAGACGCTGGCTAAACAGATTGTTGCGATGGCGTCAGGGCCGATCAAGGAATTTGCCGACGCCTGGGTCTCCGCTCTCAAGAGGATCAACGAAAACAGCCGCTTCCAGAAGGGGCTGGACGAGCAAAAAGACCATATCAAACTGTTGCAGGAAGAGCGCCGCCTGATTGAGCAGATCAGTCAGATGAAACGCGTTGTCGGTGAAAATCCGCTGCCAAAGGATGCTGCGGCCATTCGCGCCATGGAAGACCGTGTTGCGGCTATCCGCGCGCAGGTCACAGCGGCTGCCGTCCCTGCGTCCGCGCCAGCGGCGAGCGCCCCAACAGGCGGTGGTGGCGGCACCATCCCTCGCTCGCAAGCTGAGATCAATAAAGCAGCCGAAGACGCTAGGCGCGCAGAGGAGAAGGCCGCCAAGGAAATGGCTGACCGCATCCAGGCCACAAATGAAACGGTCGCGCAAAGCATGATCGACACCTACACGGGCGTTGACAAGTATCTCGAAGAACAAAAGACGCTGCGCGACGAACGCCTGACTGCGGAAATGGAATCAGTCTCCAAGGGCCTCGATGCCCTGAACACAGCGAACAACGAACGCCTGCGCGAAGCCTACGAGGCAAACCTGAAAGCCATCGAGGACAACAAGCGCGAGTTCCGCGAATACGCGGATATCGTGGGCGAGGGCTTTCAGGACATGATCTTGAATGCCCGCAAGTTTGACGATGTGCTTAAGGGGCTTCTTGCCCGGTTTGCGACCAAGGCCATCGGCAGCGCCACCGACTCGCTCTTCGGCAGCATCCTCGGATCGCTGTTCGGCAAGGCTGGCGGCGGGACGATCTCCGGCCCCACGCTGGTTGGCGAGCGCGGCCCAGAAATCTTCAACCCCGGCGGTTCTGGAACGATCCTTCCCATGTCGCGTGTTGGCGGTAGCGGTGCCGTCACTTACAACATTGACGCACGGGGGGCCGACCCTTCTGTGTTGCCGCGCATCCAGGTCATGCTTGAGCAGACGAAGCGAGAGGCTGCGGCGCTCGCGGTTTCGACCGTGCGGACGCGCAACTTCCGCGAGCCCGCTTTCCTTGGGCGCGGCGCATGACCATCTCCTATCCCGTCACGATGCCCACGACGCCGGGCTTCGTTTCTTCCACCTTTGGCCTGTCCAGCAACACGACCGTTTTCCCGTCGCCCCTGTCCCGTCACGAGCAAGTGCTGGAACGTCCGGGGGCGCTGTGGAAAGCGGAGTTTGTGTTACCCCCTATGCGTCCGGCCACGGCGGCGCAGTGGCGGGCGTTTCTTGCGTCTCTCCGTGGCCGCTTCGGCACGTTCTATGGCTTTGACCCTGACCTGAAGGCACCGCTCGGGACCGCGACGGGGACCATCCTTGTTGCGGGCGGATCGCAGACCGGGAACGATCTCGCGGTTGATGGCGTGTCAGTCAGTGGCACCATTCTTGCGGGAACCTACTTCCAACTGGAAAACCGCTTCTACATGGTGGTGCAGGACGCCACCGCGAACGGCTCCGGTCAGGCAACCCTCGCTATCAATCCGGCCCTTCGCTCGGCTCCTGCCAACGACGCGGCCCTGACATTCACCAACCCCAAGTGCATCATGCGGCTGGTTGACGATTCGGTGCAGTGGGGCGGCGACCGCAACTCCAACGTCACCCTGCAATTCGCGGCCATTGAAACGCTGTGACGCGCGATATTACGGCTGGCGTTTCAGCAGAGGTTGTCAAGGACCGGCTGAAGGCGGCATGGATTGTCTATTTCAACTTCGACTCAGGCGCGCTTCGCCTGTGGTCCGGCACTGGCGATCTCATCTGGAACGGCAACACCTACACCGGGACGGGAACCTTGGGCCGGATCAGCCCGATTGAAGAAACGTCAGACGTTCGGTCGAACGGCATTCAACTCACCCTCTCCGGCATTTCATCGTCTTTGATATCGATTGCGCTCGGCACCCAATACCAGGGTCGCACATGCACGGTCTGGCTTGGGTTCTTCAATTCGTCTGACGTGCTGATTGACGATCCGGTCCAGGTGTTCTCCGGCAAGATGGATGTTATGTCGATCCAGGATACCGGCGGCACATGCGAGATCACCGTAACGGCTGAAAACCGGCTGGTTGATCTGGAGCGCCCGAAAGAGGTCCGGTATTACACCGACGCTGATCAGCAACGGTTGTCCGCTGGCGACAAGGGCTGCCAGTTCGTCGAAACGTTGCAGACCAAAGAGATTGTGTGGGGCCGGGTGCGTTCTTCGCCGCCCGCCGCATCTCCACCGCCGTCCGCTGCGGCACCGCCTGCGTCCGTCAATGAAAACAACTCTATTACTGACGAATTTGGCAACAACATCTTCTCCCCGGCTGGTCCGGCGCAGCAGGATTCAAACTTTGGTGTCTAGTGCAGCGATACCCTGACTGGCCTTCTCGCCTTATCAACGAACTACAGGCCGCATCCGAGCGGCCTTTTTCGTGGGGCTCGCACGACTGCGCCTTGTTCGCCTGCAACGTGGTTAACGCCATCACCGGCACCGACCCTGCGGCGATCTTTCGCGGCACCTACAGCAGTGAGATCGGAGCCCTCCGCATGATTGCGAGCTACGGCAGCCTCGCGGGCCTCGCTGAGTGGGTCGCCCATGAACACAACTGCGATGAGGTTCCTCCGGCCATGGCACAACGCGGCGACGTTCTCCTGATCGACGCGGGGGCTCAGGGGTTTGCCCTTGGCATCTGCGCGGGCGAACGTGCTGCGGTTGCTTCGCCGCAGGGGCTTTCCTTTGTGCCCATGGCGCGTGTAACCCGCGCGTGGGCAACGGGCCGCTAGATGCCTCCCGTTGCAGGCGCGATCACCGTTGCTCTTATCAACGTTGGCGTCTCTGCGGGTATTGCAATCTTTCTGGGCCAGGCCGCCGTCTCGGCTGCCTTTCTTCTCGCCTCTACAGCACTGTCACCCAAGCCCAAAACGGGCGGGATCAGCACAAGCGGACTGGCCCAGGGTCGGCAGGACTCCGTTCGTCAGGCCAATGCACCCCGCCGCACGGTGTATGGGGAACAGCTGGTCGGCGGAACCCTCATGTATGCCGAGTCCTTCGGATCGGCAGGGCAAAACCTGTCGCTGGTCACGGCCTTTGCCTCTCACGAGATTCAGGCTTTCGACCAGTATTGGTTTGGCGACCAGCTGCTGACCCTTTCCGGGAATGACGTGCAGGGGGCGTATCTCAACCCCTTCTCCCCCGGCCAGACGCTCGCCAACATCTACAGCTACACCGGCACCTCGGGACAGTTGGCGGACGCGACACTGGTTGCGGCTTCCGGCGGACTTTGGACGAGCGATCACCGGCTGTCAGGCATTGCCTACACCCACACCCGCCTTGCCTATCTGCAAAGCGCGTTTGCAGACTTCCGAATTGAAGGGCTGCGGGTTCGGTTGCGGGGCAAAACGATCTATGACCCGCGCGTTTCGTCCACGCTCTACAACGCGAACGCCGCACTGGTCCTGCGGGATTATCTGGTCAACCGCGTCGGCATTGACGAGGGCGATATTGACGATACGTCCGTCACGGCGGCGGCGAACATATGTGACGAGCAAGTCGCCCTGGTCGATACCAGCGACACGTTCACGGCAGCGACTGACGACGTTCTGACGCTGGCCACTGGCCTTGTCGGAATGGAGCGGGGGAACGTCGTCCGTTTCACCACCACCGGCACCCTGCCTGCGGGCCTCTCGCTGGCGACCGATTACTACTGGATTCCCACCGGACCCAAGTCGGGCAAGGTGGCCACGTCACTGGCTAACTCCTTAACGGCAAGCGCAGTCGATATCACCGACACCGGGACGGGCGTTCACACCGTCACGCTCAAATCAGAACTGCGCTACACCTGCCACGCGACCATTGACGACGCGGTTTCTCCTGTTGAGGCAATTCGGGCGATCCTGGCCAGCATGGCGGGGGCGCTTACCTATTCCGGTGGCGTCTGGCGCATATACGCTGGCGCGGCGGTCACCGCAACGATCACGCTGGACGAAGACGACTTGCGCGGGCCGATCACGGTCAACCCGCGGCGCTCCCGGTCATCGCTGTTCAATGCGATCAAGGGGGTTTACACCGATCCTGACAAGGCATGGCAGGCGACCACCTGCGCCGCAGTCCTCAACAGCACCTATGAAACTGACGACGGCGGAGACCGCATCTGGAAAAACGTCGATCTTCCCTTCACCACGTCCAGCGCCCGCGCGCAACGCCTCGCCAAGATCGAACTAGAGCGCAACCGCCAGCAAATCACTGTTACCTACCCCTGCAACCTGACGGCCCTTCGCCTGAATGTGTGGGACACCGTGAACATCACCAACTCCCGGTTTGGGTGGTCGGCCAAAAAGTTCCGCGTCGTCGGCCTGCGCATTGCCGAGGACAACGGCGTTGACTTGACATTGGCCGAAGAGGCCGATGAAATGTGGGACTGGTCGCAAGAGGCGACCCTTTCTGATTTCGCGCCCGATACCAATTTGCCCGACCCGAACACGGTCAACCCTGTTCCGTTGATCTCCTTTGCCGAGGAACTGCGCGTTACAGCGTCCGGTGGCGTTGTGACCGTTGTGATCGTGACGCTTACCGAATCGCCCGGCGGCATGGCTGATCGCTATGAAGTCCAGTTTATGGGGCCGAGCGATACGGATTGGCGCTCTGCCGGTTCCGGCCCCGGCACGGTTTTCGAGATTTCACCCCTTACCGATGGTGACGCCTACCAAGTGCGGGCGCGGGCAATTAATGCGCTTGGCGTTGCATCAACGTGGCGCACACAAAGCTACACCCCGGCGGGCCAGACAACCCCGCCTGCGAACGTGGGCAACTTTGCCGTCAACATTGTGCAGACGACCGCGCACCTTACCTGGGATGCTGTGGCGGACGTTGACCTGTCCCACTATCGCATCCGCTGGGCACCAGCGACGACCGGGGCAACTTGGGGCAGCGCAATTGACCTTGTGCCGCGTGTGGCGCGACCGGCAACCAGTGTGCAGGTTGCCGCGCTCATCGGCACGTATCTGATCAAGGCGGTTGACCTCAAAGGCAACGAATCGACCACGGCAACTGCGACGATCAGCACCATTGCCGGGATTGCAGACCTCAATGTCGTGCAGACGGTAACGGAAAGCCCCACCTTCACGGGCGCGAAAAGCAATGTGGCTGTGGCTGGCAGCAGCCTTGTTCTGGATACCGCCATTACGTTTGACGACGCGACCGGCGACTTTGACGACGCGCTCGGGTTGTTCGACAGCGGCGGCGGCGAAGTGGCGACGGCGGGCACCTACACCTTTGCCAACGGCGTTGATCTTGGCGCGGTCTACACATCGCGTGTGACGGCAAGCCTTACCGTATCGGCGCAGGATTACGTCAACCAGTTTGACGACGCTGAAGGCAACTTTGACGACCGGCCCGGCCTCTTCGATGGCGAGAGCCCGTCGAACGTCAACGTATCGCTTGAAGTTCGGACCACGGCTGATGACCCGTCCGGTTCTCCCTCGTGGGGCGACTGGCGGGCGTTCACGGTTGGCGATTATACCTGCCGCGCCTTTCAATTCCGCGCGCAGCTCTCGACGGACGTGGCCACGCAGACGCCGGTTGTTTCGGCCCTGTCTGTCACCGTTGACATGCCTGACCGGGTGGCGGCGGGAAGCGGTGTGACCAGCAACAGCGGCGACACGAACGTCACCTATCTGCCTGCATTCAAGGCAACGCCGAAGGTTGGCGTAACTGTGCTGGACATTGCGACGGGCGAATACGCGACCGTCACAAGTGAATCTGCCAGCGGCTTCACCATCAACGTCTACACCGCCGCTGCATCTCGCGTGGCGCGAAACTTTAACTATCTGGCCAAGGGCTACGGAGTGGCGGCATGAGCCAAGGAACATTACAGGTTGCGAACCAGGGCTTCCCAGGTGTTCGCACTGATCTTAACGCGGCGCTGGCGGCGCTCAACAGCAAGAACAGCGGCACCGCTGCGCCGTCGCTTCTCGCTGCCGGGCAGTACTGGCTTGACGTTTCGGTCGGAACCCGCGCCGTAAACAAGCAGTCTGACGGATCAGACTGGATTGCGGTCACGGAGTTTGACAGCAACGCCAACCAAGCCCGCCCCTACGCGGGGACGGGTGTTATCGGTCGGCACCCCTTCCGGCCCGCATCGGGCACGGCCCCCAACATCGGAGCCAGTGCCAGCCCTTGGGGCACGGCGTATGTCTCCGCTGTGGTCATGGGCACGGGCTCACCCTTCACGGTCTACGAGGAAGGCAGCTTTACGCC